GGTAAAATTCAGACATATTATATGGACAACCTGATAGGAGATTTTGAAAAGAATTTTCTTACAGACAGAACGCAATTTGCCAAGTTTGGTGATAGGCTCGCTAAAAACAAAGCCAAGATAGAAGTCATTTACGGAAAAGAAATGGCTGATGAAATGCAGCAGTTTGGCAGAACCATGAAACTTCTTGGGGAATCTGCAAGTGGTGGTGATCTTGTAGCAGCAAACATTGCCGCAAGCCCCTTAGAAAACTTGGGAACTATTGCTAGACTGAGCGTAGTTGGAAAACTGTTTTCATCTCCTAGATTCTACAAGGCATTCACTCAAAAGTACAAAAAACTTGCACAGGGTGAAGACGTAAAAACCAGAGGTCAAATAGCTGGAGAGTTAATATCTGACAGCATTTCTTCATTTATGGCGCAGGGTACTGCACAAAGCATGGATGAGATAGCAACCTCTGCGGTCAGTCAAGCCACTGCGTTAATGGGTGATTTAGATCAAGCGTCTGCCCCGGCCCCATCTCCCGTAACCCGAACAAGTGTTCCAGTTCCTGAAGTGTCCCCGGTGGCTGATTTACCTCCCATGCCTACCGCAGAGCCTTCGATTAGGCAACGCGCAGCAGAAAACCCAGCAGTGGCTGCAACACTACTGGGCGGTCTAGGAAACGTAGGATTGCTTTAATCTTCGATGACTGAAGCCAAGCCGCCAATCCCAACAGGGGGGCGGTACGTTGGCTTGGCGTTGACACGCGCTTGAATATCCTCGTATGTTTCATCAATCATGCGTGCAAGCTGTCGCCCTATAGCACGATCTTCGTGCTCCGCGATGTAAACCAGCTTATCATACGCTTCAATCGAAACACCTACGGATTTGTATTTTCCGGGGTTTGGCATGGAGTTTCCTTCCCATAAATGACTTTCCCTACTGTATATAATCCCAAGCGGCGTGGGTCAAGACCCAAGTACGGAAACAAGAAAGTAACTGTGCAGGGAATTAAGTTCGATTCCAAGTGGGAATCTGAGAGGTATTTATATATAAAGAGTCTTGAGCTTGCAGGTAGGGTGCGCAAACTTGAGCTACAGGTGCGGTTCGCACTAGAAGTCAACGGTCAGAAGATTTGCACCTACATAGCAGACTTCCGATACGAAAAAGAAAATGCCAACGGTGATTGGGAAACAATCGTCGAAGACGCTAAGGGCGTCGAAACGCCTGAATTCAAGCTGAAAAAGAAGCTGATGAAGGCATGTCTCGGCATAGAAATATTTTTATCTAAAAAAAGTCGTTGACACATCCCACTTCATGTGGGATATATGGGTTTCTAGAAAATTAAAGCGGAAGGAATCGACATGAACAGTCGTGAGCTATTCGAACGTCGAGACGAACTCAAGCACGTTATCAGCGAGATGCGCCTTGAACTCAAAGACGTTGAAGAACAACTATCTGATATTTTTCTACCAGTGGCGCGAGACGTATTGCGTGCCAATGGCAAAGACTTTGGTACTGCTCAAATCGCAGAGGGCAACCATAGGCTCAAGGTCACTGTGGGCAAGAAGGTAACATGGGACCAAGAGAAACTGCGTGACACGCTTAACAATATGTCACCAGAAAACGCGCAACACTATGGCAAGCTGACGTTCGCCGTAGAAGAGCGCAAATTCACCGCGGCTCCTCCTGCAATCAAGGATGAGCTTGAAGAGTGCCGTACAGTGGAAATCGGCAGAATCACAGTAGAGGAAGTGGAATAATGGGTATCTTCGAACTATTGGAACTAAATCACGAAAGGATGATTAACGCGGCTAATCCGCTTGATCGTAAGCAGGTTCAATTTAACGCAGAAATCAATGCTGAAGAAATGAAGCAACTGATTGATCTGAACTACAAGGGAAACCGCGATCTTAATCGACCAACTTTTCGTAAGTACGTCAGAGCCATGAACCTTAATCGTTGGGTGTTAAACCCAGAGTCTTTGGTATTTGCAAAAGAAGGAGGCTCATGGGTTCTTATCAATGGAAACCACAGGGGTAATGCTCAAGTGGAAACTGGCAAAACCAACGAATATTCTGTTTTTATTGTGCGATCCACAGATATTTACAAAACCTTGGATCAAGGAAAAATTAGAACGCCAGCCGACATTATTGGGGCGCATACAAAAATCATTATGCCCATCCAATATTTATTGCGGTCTGCATCATTCATCTCTCACCCAATGGCTGACGATGTTCAAAATGTATTGAACAGTCGTATTGGTGAGCTTTTGAGCGAGGTTGAATATCATATTAAGCCACCTCGGAAAGCGGGTAGTGTTTGGAAGCAGACTGGCTTCAAAGCTGCATACGTCATGGCTGTAATGACGAACAGAGTAAGCTACGAAAAGGCGTATGATATTTACGAAACTATCGTGAATAATGAAATCAGAGAATGGCCTGATGTGTTTTTGCTTCTCTATCGGCAAGTTATGGAAAAATCTATTTCCATTAACACCAGTGGCAGAAGCCTAGACAACGACTTTTTTATGCGCGGTGTCTTTGCGTTCGAAAACCATGAAGCGTCAACAGATAGATTGGCAATTCACAATAGTTTTAGAAAGTCTGTTAAAGAAGACGTTTTTGAAATTATGAAAAACTTCATCCCTCAAGAAGAAATGGAGGCCGCATAGATGGCTTTACAAATTATCACAGCCGATCAGCGGCTCGCTGAGAAAAAAGGTCACAAGATCGTGGTCTGTGGTGCAAGTGGTGTGGGTAAAACCACACTGGCTCGCACGCTCAACCCAGCGACTACGCTGTTCATGGATTTGGAAGCTGGCGATGCAGCTATCGAAAACTTCCCTATCGACGTTGTACGGCCCCGTACATGGGCTGAGTGCCGCGATCTAGCATGCTTCTTGGGTGGGCCGAACCCATCCCTGTCAGAAGATCAACCCTACAGCCAAGCGCATTACGAATATGTCGCGCAGGTATATGGCGATACGGAAGAGATTTGGCAGAAGTACGAAACGCTGTTCGTGGACTCAATCACAGTGGCAGGACGTTTGTGCTTCCAGTGGTGCTTACAGCAACCAGACTCACGCTCTGAGCGGTCTGGCAAACTAGATACGCGTGCAGCTTACGGCATGCACGGGCGCGAAATGATGGCGTGGCTAACCCATATCCAGCATATCCGCGAAAAGAATGTGATTTTCGTTGGAATCCTTGACGAAATCACTGACGATTATGGACGCAAACAATATGGCCTCCAAATCGAAGGCAGCAAGACAGGGCGTGAATTGCCCGGAATTGTTGATGAAGTAATCACAATGGCAGTATTGTCAGGTGATCACGGTCAATACCGTGCATTCGTGTGTCAACCTCTGAACGAATGGGGCTACCCAGCTAAAGATCGTTCTGGTAGGCTTGATACACTTGAAGAGCCGCATCTTGGAAAGCTCATGGAAAAAATGAGCAGCGGTGATTCGCAAGCCGACAGGGAATTAACCTTTGTCGATCCTACAACTCAAACTTCTAGCGAAGGGGAAGCATAATGCTTAACTTAAATAATGTTCCGCAAGACCAAAATCCAACTCAAGAGTTTTCTCTTATCCCGAAAGGAACCGTTGTACGCGCTGTGATCGTCGTGCAAATGGGGGATGTTGAAATCCCAGAATTTGGTCAGGGGTCTTGGTTCAAGAAATCTATGAACACCTCTGCAAAATGGGCAAACCTAGAGTTTACCATTATTGGTGGTCAGTTTGATCGTCGCAAGTTTTGGCACAGCATCTTTGTAGATGGTGACAAAATGGGTGACAGTGGCATGCCGCTCGCCAAAGAAATTGGCCTGCGCACGCTCAAGTCAATCGTTGAAAGCGCACGCGCTATCGACCCTGCTGACATGTCGCCACAGGCACAGCAGAATCGTAATATCTCTGGCATGTTCGACTTGAACGGAATGGAGATTTGCGCTAAGATTGGCGTCAAGAAAGGTACGAACGGATATTCGGATAGCAACCAACTGATGGCTGCGCTGACTCCGAATAGCAGCGAGTATCTTGCTCAGGGCAATGCACCCATGCAGCAAACACCAATTGCTGCGCAGGGAATGCAACAGCCACCACAGGCTCCGCAAAATTCTGGCGCGGTTCCTGCATGGGCGAACAAGTAATCTAGCGGCAGGGCCATTCCGCGCCTGCTAGACCAAGGTTCGGGGGGCCTTGGGCCGCGAACCCCCCACACTATTCTA